GTAAGCTTTATGCTTACTTCTTTCTGCCAGAACCATTACTGGTCCTAATTGGATATAAATAATGAGATTTGGGACTCGAAAAATCTGTTGATTTGAGAGATGCTGACGAGCTTGCCAAAGAAATATGATATTTCATATAATTAAATACGTTAAATACAAAACCAATTTATGACAACGCAACGCGATTAACACTACCCGCATTTAATGTAGGCTCTGTTAATACTCACTTTGATTTGAGATGGAATTAGTTTAAATTATATTTTTACACGCAACTTTATTAGTAATTTGACAATTTAGATAAAAACTTTCAAAATTTTGTGCGTTTATTCCCTTGGAAAAGGAAGAGATGCGTTTTCATAAACGAAGAAAAATTCCAAAACTCGGTACTGACCGGGGTTAATGTGACATGTGGAAGATTTAGTTCCGGCGGTCTCAATTTTGTTAAGTGTGTACGCCGCATATAATGGAGCAATCCCAAACCATTATATTCCCAAAATCGGAATTTTATTTGAAACATTTAGCATTGATGTAAAATATAATTTTAAGGCAAGGTTAGAATGTGAAGACGAGTTTTCGCTAGTAATTGAATTTGCCATTTGTGGAGACAGCGGATAAGATGGAGGGTTAAAACATGGTAACATGTTCCTCCTCCCCAAAAGGGCGCTATTGACGCTTATGGATCTGATTTGATGAACGGTTTATAAGTTTTTGCATTGCTAATGACGAACTTTATGTTCTAATTCAGCTTTAGCTAGTCTAAAATTTCGCATGCGTGTATACCCACGGATAGCGGATTTATACCTGGACGTGAATTTAGTAAGTCTAAAGGTATGGTTGAACTTTGGTTACTGGTGAAGGGCTCAGTAAAATGTCCTAAAACCCTCCTTTCTTTTATGCAGACAACAATATACAATTCCTTTAAAGCGTTTATAGAAATTTTACATTGTTACAAACCTCACAAATTTTAAACGAATTTTATCAACATATATTAAAAATGGCTTTGACTTTTGATCAACAATTGACAATCTTGTCACGCGGTTGCGAAACTATAGTTCACGAATGTGAGATGACAAAAATTATTCATTATCATTTTGTTGGAGCGCCTTTTATTGGCTTAATGTCTCCTGATATCAAAAAGTGTAGAGATGAAGAACGTGTGAAGAAAAATCTTGTAAAACATCCGAGGAAGAATGTGACGCCAGTTGTTGTTTCCTTTAATGACGAAGAAGGTTGGAAGATGGTTTATGAGTTGGCAGAACTGTCAATTGCAGACACTTATCTTGTCGAAGAAATCATAAAGAAACAACGCATATTTTTGACTCGTTATCAACATTTTAATGACGCTTTTGATCCACGACCTCACTTTTCTAATTTAGGAAAAGAGCTTGTTTTTGGTGAAGAAAGCTGTCGAATGAGACAGGAACTTGCAAAACATCGAAGTAAATTGATACATGCACTGAATGGAAATATAGTTCAGATTGGAGATACTTACATCCATGATGGTCACATTGTGAATTGGAGTGAGGAAAGTGTAAACATATTAAAAACACGCCAATATAATGAATGCTTTGGAGAGGCGAAAGAGAAGATTGATTATGTCAGTTTATTAAATGAAATTGATATGTACGAGAATAGAAGAATCACATCCAACTTCGAAATGACAACGCAAACAAATGGGATGATTTCTATAATGGTGCGTGATGAAAAAGTTTACGCTTCAGGTAAAGGACCAAATAAGAGGAAAGTAAAATACAATGCAAGCGCAAACTTATTGCGTAAACTTTTACAGACATATTATTTTAATTTGAATTATCCATTAAGTTCGAAAGTTAAAAATATTTTCCCAATTCTGCCTCGGATGCAGTGTGATGTTAAAGAGAATACGAAGAGAGATAGTAAAACAAAGAAACATGACAATTCAAAACGATCAATTTTACTTAAAAACAAGGGACATGAAGAAATCGCTAAAAAACACGAAAAATTTGAACAACATAATAAGTTACAAAAAATTTATGCAATTCAGAGAAAACAAGAACAAGCGAAAGTTGATAACATTGTTGCACAGTTACAAACTATGTACACTAATAGAGACATTGCGAATCTTCAGTGGAAGATCCCTGTTGATGTTAGGTTTGGTGATTTTCAAGAATTTTTAGACGCTATTGAAGGTTTTTTTTCAGATGATGTAAAGAAACTCATTGACTGGGCTTCAGTCATGAATTGTTTTTACCTCATTTATTCAAATCCTGATTTAATGGTAAAGTGGAATGCTTGTGACAATTTGAGGAGAATTTTAGGCATTAAAACTATGTCATTGGCTCTTTTTGCAAGCATGATATTACATGTTTGTAAACAGCTTGGTTTCATTTCGAATGAAAAGCATCCTAAATTGCAATCTTTTGAAGCAAGTTCTACATTGTCAATTTTAATAACTCTTGTTCTTTCTGTTTTATATCGAAATAGTCCGAAAGCTTCAACTGTTGAAGTGTTGGTGAATTCTTTTAAAGATTTACCAACTGCTTCAAGAGGTGTGAACTTATTGGAAGAAGTTGTTAAAAGAGTATGCAATTACGTGAAGGGCACAGAAAGTTTAGACGATCTTGTTCCAAATACATTGAAGAGAATTGAAGAGCAAGTTATAAATTTGAGTACAAAAGAAGGAATTGATAGACTAATCACAGATGAAAAAGCTTTTGTTGAAATTTGCAAATTGCGTTTAGATATTATTAATTTGTCTGCGGCTATTGATTCAAGGTCTGTTTATTATCAAAAATTTTTAATTTTGAAGAGTCATGTTAATAGCATGTATACTATTGCTCAACGATCACCCGTAGCTGGCTGTGGGAGACGTAAGAAACCTGTAGTCGTACATATTTGGGGTGATGCGGGCATCGGAAAATCACGTATTATAAAGTTATTTTCAGCAGATACTATTTCAACCATTTTAACGTTAGAAGGATATTCAGAAACTGATATGAATGAAGCGTTAGATTCATATGATCAATATGTTTATTACCGACCAGTTGGTGTTCAGTATGAACAAAATTTTGTTTCCTCACGAGCCAAAATTTATATTTGTGATGATGCCAATCAAGTTGATGCGAAGCATTTACAACAAGGAACACCATTCCCTCAAGCTATAATCCATCTTAATAATGAACATGACCATATGTTGCCTGTTGCGGAAATCGAAATGAAATCTCAGGCTTTGTTTAAATCAGCACTTATTATTGCAACGGATAATAAACAAACACCAGATTTGTCATATTTGCAATGTCCCGAGGCATATCATCGCCGTATTGATTTTTCTTACAAAATGGTGTTGAAAGAGGAGTTTTCAAAATTGCACAAAGGTACACGTATGATTGATGTGACAAAATTAGATTTGACACAACCCAATGAACACATTTATGAATTTCATAGTGGTGGTAGAATTTACTCTTATGATGAAGTTATAGCCATACTTAGGAATGAACTTAAAGATGTTCATAAACGATTTAAGGATGAAACCTTGGTTTTCAAGCGTCGTGCACAAATTGCGCGAGAAAATATGCGTGATGATGAGGCAGCACCAGAATATGTGGCAGACTTAATCCAAAACGCTGAAAGACCTAGTAGAACAGCAGCAATTTCGAAAATGTTTAGAAATGCACATTCAGTATTTGATACACAACAAGTTCCAACATGTAGCAAAAATAATTTTGATTTTGGCTTAGGCGCAGAAACTTTACCGAGAACACAAAGTGATATAATTCCACAAGAATTTTCCTTATACGCTGTTGACAAACCACCGCGGGAATCTGTCATTCGAAAGTTTTTGATGTTTTATGTGTTTGCATATTTGCCAATCACATGGGCGGCTAAACTGAATGGATTTTTCTTCGGCAGAGATCAAGAGACAAAGCGAAGACGAAAGATTGTGTTAGCAACTGTAGCATTTTTGGTAACATCATTTGCAGCTTATAAAGTTTACAAACGATTTTTCCCATCCCAAAAAGAGAAGAAAAGAAGCTGTAATAAAACGCAACTTGTAGCTCTGGAGCAGAAGAAGAAAGCATTGGAAGAACAAATTGAACAATTGCAAGCAGGTGATGAAGTTGAAACACAAAAATATAATGATGGACAACCAAAATCTGTAAAACAAAAGGACAAGGCACCATCCAAAGCACCTGTTGTGGTTGTACCAATTTATAAAGCTCAAGGTTTAATTAATACTGACAAGGTGAAAGTAGATGTGAGAGAGTTTGTAAATTCGAGCGAAACACAACTGGCAAATCCTCTTGCATATCGAACAGAAAAGATGGTTTTGCAGAATATGTATATTATGATTTTGGAATTTAAAAGAGCAGGACAATTTCAGTATGGTATCTTGCGTGGAACATTTATAAATGATAGATGTTTAATAACTAATCGACACTTCTTTTCAATTTCTGAAGAGGAATATGCAACTGCAAATGTTTCTCTTTTTAATCCATACAAAACATATCTTCAAATTCCAACCTCTCAATTATCGGTTATGTCCTTTGCGCATGAAGATGAAAAAGAGAGTTTATATTATGACTTAATAGCAATTAAATTTCCGGATTCAGTTAAGAGCCATGTTGATTTGACACAACGCACAGAATTTGAAAGCAATTTTATTAAAATGGATGATGTAGATAAAATGCTTCATCAAAATGTGACAATGGTTTCACTGGTTGAATCAGTTGAGTTTGAGAAAATTAAAAATATTGACTCAGTGGTTAAGAATCCACAATGGATCTTGATGGCGGAAAAACAAAGAATAACAGTTAAATCTGTTAATAAGGAACCTTTGCCAGCCTCAGATCCTAATGGAGAATTGTTATATACTTGGAAGACAGTTTCATATGATGCACAAACAATAGCAGGGTCATGTGGAAGTATTTTGGTTTCGAATTCTTCACAAGAATCAGGAAAAATTTTAGGCATTCATATGGCAGGCTATTGTTTTTCAGATGATGCTTTTGGTCAGATCATAACAGCGGAAATGATTCAGGCTTTAAAACCATATTGTCAAATGATGTATAAACCAGGAAAAGCGGTGACGATTTTGCCAAATGAATTTCCAATAATTGATATAATTTCTCGTCCACTTTTTATGCCTTCAGAAACAAAATTACGCAAAACAATTTGTCATGAAGAAATTTTTCCAACAACAAAAGCACCAGCCAAATTGAAGTATGGGAAAAATGAAGAACATGGAGCAATAACAGCAATTAAGAAGTATTTGAATCCAAGTTTTTATTTGACAGAAGAGGATAGTGCAGTTTGTCGTGCATATATGCATTACCATTTTAAACCGCATCGTCCATTAAATGAAGTTTCAAGGGAGGTTGCAATTCGCGGAATTGAAGGAAATCAATATATTCAGGCTATAAATCGAAAATCGAGTTGCGGCTATCCACTTTCTTTAGAAACAAAGAAGACTGGAAAACATGAATATTTAGGTCAAGATGAGGAATTTATTTATGACCATCCTAGACTTCTCGAACTCATCAATGAAATATATGATAAAATAGAGAAGAATGAGCGACCTGAAATATATTTTGCCGTGACGATGAAAGATGAATTGAAGCCGATTGAAAAACTTCTTGCGCGTATTTTTGCAGCCGGACCATTACAATATACAATTCTTTTTAGAGAATATTTTATTGATTACTTTGCAGCAACAATGGAGCGACGGATTTTCAACACATCCTTAATAGGAATTAATATGTTGAGTTCAGACGTTGATGTTCTGGTGAAATATTTGTTAGAAGTTGCACATCCTTCAGAGCGTGCATTTTTGGCAGGAGATTTTAAAAACTTTGATGGAACTTTATTATCATGTCTTTTGTGGGATATCTATAAAGTAATTGAAGAGTTTTATGGTAGAGAAAGTAAAATAACCCGAGCACTCTGGCTTGAGATCACAGATTCCAGACAAATTTTTGGTAATGCAGTTGCCCACATTTCAGCGGGACAACCCTCTGGCAATCCAGCAACAACTTTCGTGAATACAATGTATAATACATCCCTTTTATATTTAGTTATTTCAAAAATTTTGCTTAAGATTGGAACACCAGAAGCTTTGGAAGTGAGAGCGAATTTGACTGAACATTTCCGTGTGGTGACATATGGGGATGATAATTTAATGTCGTTTTCGTTAACGCTCCGTCGATTAATTGACCCAAAAGAAATAACAAAAATGATGAAGACTTTAGGACATACTTACACCAATGACGCAAAAGATGGTAAGGAATTAGAATATAAATTACTATCAGAAGTTTCAATTTTGAAAAGAACTTTTGCACATGATGCAATCCATGGTTGGATAGCACCATTAGAGTTAGTTTCGATTTTGGAATGTTTGAATTGGGATAAGGTAGATAACAGGAAACGTGAAGAAAAACGAGCACAAACCGTAGTCAATATGCGTGTGGCAATTAGAGAATTAAGTCTACACACGCAAGAAATATTTGAAAAATACAGACAACGAATTCTCATTTCAGCTGAGAGACATAATTTGTTATTACCACCAGAATGTAGATTTTCGCAATTTGATTTGCGTAATATGACACGTAATGGTGATAATTTATTTTATTTCTCCAATGATTTCAGCATTATTGTTGATCATAAGCTGCGTCAGGATATTTATTCAGAGCATGACGAAAACCCGCTCATTAATTTTCAAGATGTTTGGCCGCGCCTTGAAATGAAACAATGGTCAACAGAACAAAGAAATGAAAATCAATCATCAGAAGTTACAAGTCAACAAATTTTAACATATGATAACGAGACAGATTTTATTGGAGAGAAAGTACCAATGCAGAAAAGTCTATCAGAGGAAAAGTTTTACCAATTTGAGGAAATTCGTGATCATAATGTGCGAGATATTGTTGGACGAGTTTATACAATTGCGAACATAACAATACCCACTGGTGGTTTACCAGCCGATGTGTTATATACACTCAATCCTTTGACCACACTGTTAGCACAACCAAATGTAGTTGACAAACTTAAAAAATTTGCAGCCATAAGATCTAATATTGCAGTACGTGCGTTGATAACTACAGCAAGAACATGTTCAGGTGCAATAATGTTCCAATACATTCCACCATTAGGGACTTTAAGACAGACGACTTCTTTACAACAATCACAATCAACACGTCAAGTTGTATGTTTATCGACAGGTAGTCAAGTTGACATTATAGCACCTTGGGTGGATGCTTTCTTGGCTAGAAGTTTATCAAAGGGTACAGGAAATTTGGGTACATATCGAATTACACGAGTCACACCATCAGCAATAGAACCTGTTCGAGTGAAAATACAATTATATTGTCCAATGGACACTCTACGTGTGGAATATCCAACTTTCTTAGATCAGCCTGTAACAAGATTGGCACTTGAAATGGAAAAAGAGAGAATTGAACAAGAATTAGATAAATTGAATGCTGAAGCTGTGGCTCAACCCACAATTAGGGTAAGACCAATTTACCCACAAATGCAAATGAACACATTACGTGGAGTGGTTAATAAGATGATGTCAAGTGAGCCGAAGCATAGTCCATCATCAGCACCGATAACTGCAGTAAAATGGCAGCCAGGAAAGGGTTTTCTCAATGATCAAATTGAAGCCCCAATTCACACTTTAACCATAGAAAAACAACAACAGGTTGAAACAACACCTGGACAATTTGGTTCCGGCATTGATGAGATGGATGTTGAGAGAATTATGAATAGTAGCAATATTATAGGAGTTTTCCCGATTGCGACCACAGACACAGTTCATACCGTGCTTTATGCTCGCCCATGTACAATTATAGATTTCATTGGTTCTACTTCAGGAACACCTCCCGTAACAACAATGGCGATTTCGCACCAGATGTTTGCAGCTTCGATGGCTCAACAATGGTCTGCTAAACTCCATTTTAAGATTAATGGAACTCACAATCAATTCCACTCATATCAATTGCGATCAGTTTTTGTACCAGAGGACACAGGAAAATATAATGTTGGACAAGTTATGTCAACAGATGATGTTAATGCAGTTAAAGGACAGGTTCACAAATTTGGTGCAGATATGATGATGGGAGAACATGTTGTTGAACCAATGCTTACATCAAATATGAAGAATGTGCCATCACCAAGAAACGCAGCAGGAGTAGCTAGTTTGGCTAATTTAACAGCAAATCGCTTTTCAAATGAATGCTCTTATGGAATGTTCTATATTATTGTTGAAGTTCCATTGATTGCATCAGCACAAGTTGCACCAACTGTTTATGCTTACATTGACTTTTTCGCCTCCGATGTGATATTGTCGGAAGCAGAAACTTGGTTGTATTTAATTCCGCAGACACAAATGAAAGGTATTGAAGGTGAAAGCCATGAGCAAGATAAAGATAAGTCGAAATCTCAGGTTATTGAGCGGGGTGATTCTGCTCAGACAATTGGGCGCATGCCAAATCAAATGGTAACAATTTCTCAATCATTAGGAGAAAGAATTACAAATCTAAGACAATTAGCAACAGCTGCAACAGTATTTTCCAATTCATTCACTGCAGCAGCAGCACAGGCTTACTTGATAAATCCATTTATTTTTCGTACAACATCGAGTCAAACTGTGGCAGATGTTGGACAATATAATGATCATATTGATTATTTATTTTCTGCATATGCCTTTACGAAGGGAGGGATGATAATTTCAATTGGAAAACGTACTGGTGATGTGATAAATGGTGAGCTCATCCTCGTGAACCCAAGAAACAACTTTACTGGAGTCACATTAGGAGCTCCAAATGGAATTCAAACATATGCAGCACCAAATGCTGCAAGTTCAGGAGCTCGTGTTCAACCTATTTATTCGGAAGAATGTGTAGTACACATTCATGTACCATATATTCAACCTTTCAATATCAATCGAACAACAACAACAGATGGATATGCTAATGGATCAAATCGCAAATATCTTAGCTTTAAACCTTATCAAGGTGGAAATCTTCGATTTTTCAGATCAGTTGCAAAGGACTTTTCTCTTGGTTATCTGACTTCATTACCACAGTACACTTTACGTGTAGCTGATACAATTTATGCATAATGGTTTTTGATCATATGTTTTCATTAATCGACAGCCTAAGTTTCTCAAAGAAGGATGAGAACAATACAGGCGTTAAACCATCAAACAAAAACAAATTTAAAAATCCTTCATTAGATACTGCATTTTTAGTTTTAATAACACTAATAGCATTATTTATTTACGGTTTTAGTATAATTAGAAAACGTTATAGGAACCACTACAGGAAGAAATATACTGGAGTGGAACTGCGCGAAATTCAATCTACAGCCCCTATGGCTCATAGCATGAAACAGATTTACTAAAAACAATTAATTCAACAACTTATATTTCGTTAATCAGCCTTATAGATTAAAAACCGAAAGGGGCGAGGGATAATATTTAACATTATTTTTATTTTATCTAACATATTTAAAACTAATCATAGATTTAAGAAACCTATGTTTGCAGGTTATTGCACGGTTAGAGCCCGTGTTTACGACTGTTCTGGTTTCAAATTTTATAATCATAGTTTGTAAGAATATCAATATATATTTTAAAATGCCGTGGTTTCATGGCACCGTTTATAGGTAATACGTTTGCGAAGGTCCGAAAGGATAACTAGACAAAAAACCTTTAACAGTAGAAATGACTGTAATCATTTCAATATATATATCTTTA